CGAGGTTGAACGCCATGTTGGCCAGGGCGTCCTGGCGCACCTCGTCCAGGCGTCGCCACCACGGCAGGGCGCGGTCGAGCCGTTCGCAGGCGAAGTCGGCATCGACGGCCAATTGGGTTTCGGCCTCGTCGAGGGTCCAGACCGCGCGCGGATCGGCGTGAGCGTGGCCGTAGCCGATCGTCCACACCCCCCGCGCATCCTGATAAGCGCGAGCGCGAAAGCCCTCGTCCCGCTTGAGGTCCTCCAGAAGGAGCGAAGTCGTCATCCGGCTTGCCCTCCGAAGCCTTGGCGAAGGAGGATCATCGCGCGCGCTCCCGCGCCTCGTCGTCGAGCTTGTCGACCCGCGCTTCCACGCGATTGAGCCGCTCGCCGAGGTTGTCCTTCAGGTCGGTGATCTGCTGCTGGACCGTCTCGAGCTGGTCCTTCAGCGCGTGCGTGTCGTCGCGCATGGCGACGAACTGCATCGCCATCCACCCCAGGATGCCGAGCAGGACCGAGGTGGCCACCAGCGTGGCCACCTGCAGCCAGTGCTCGGAGCGTCGGGGGCGGGCGTCGTGGAACGCCACCCGCCGCCGTCAGGGGTTCGAGCCGGGGAGGTCTTCGACGTAGTACTCGACGTCGAGCTCGAGCGTTCCGGCGACCGGCGTCGCCGCGCCGGCGTGGACGGTGACGACCACCGCCAGATCCGCACCACTGTTGTTCTGGTAGAGATAGCCCCCCGGCGTGTTGGTCGTGTCCACGCTCGCGCCTGCGGCCCGGCCAACCGTCGCGATCGCCGCCTTGAACAGCTGGGACGAGCTACTGACACCGACGTCGAGCGTCAGCGTCGGTGAGCCACCGCTGTCCAGCTGGCTTGCGGCCTTCAGCACCACATTGGTTACGATCGCCTGGCGGGGCAGGTTGCCGACGGTGATGGTGTCGCCAGTCGCCCAGGTGGAGATGGTCGGGGAGACGGCGTGCAGGTGGCTCGACATCCGGTTCAGGCCGTGCCCGGAGGAAGTCCCGACCTTGGAGTTGAACAAGGCCGTGGCGTAGGCGGTCGACATCTCGATCCGCTCCTTTCAGCAAATGGAGTGAAGGGTTGGGGCGGCCGCGAAGGCCGCCCCGTTCAGCTGTTCAGGCTGGCGACTACGAGTCCGCCGAGGCCGCTGCGAAGATCGTCACCATGCCGTTTTGGACGCCGTTGAAGTTCAGCTTCTTGACGCCCAGCAGTTCCTCGATCGCGACGCCCGGCCGAAAGCCGTAGTCCTTGATCATGTCGGTGCGCGGGGTCGGCTCCTGGCCCCAGGCGACGCCCACCGCCCCGCCGCCGCACAGGAACATCGGCCGGATGTCGCCGCCCGAACCGCCGACACCGTTGAAGGCGGTCCCGCCATTGGGATTGGCGATGCCCCCGCAATAGAGGTCGATCTCGGGGATCTCGCGGATGATCACGCCGTCCCAGATCAGGTCGCCGTCCTGGAAGATCGGGTTCTTCTCCATGCCCATGCCTTCGCGGGCCCGGGCGTTGGAGTTGGCCGCGATGATGTTCGAGTCCAGCTTGAGGTCGCGGAAGGTCCGCGAGCCCGAAAAGAGCACGAAGTATTCGCGTCCATCGCCGTCCTCGACGCGGAACGGGCGGATGTGCGGGTCGGCTTGCTTGGCGATCCGCTTGGCCTTGGACACCGTCGCGGCCGAAGCGGTCTGGGTCGTCGAGACGTTGCCAAGGCCGGTGGCAAAGGTCGCCGAATAGTTGGCGACATTGCTGCCGAACAGGATCCGGTCCGGGTTCGCCGCGCACCAGGCGTTCTGCTGAGCCACGGTGGCCTGGTCATAGAAGGCGATCGTGCCGTTCGTATCGACGACGCACATGCACAGGGCATGGATGATGTCGTCGCGCAGCTTCTCCGTCTCCCACACCAGGAGGGCGTCCTTGGCCGCGTCCCACAGGTTCACCTCGGTGCGGAAGGTCGTCGACTTGGGCAGGCGAACGGCGTTGCGACGCCAGTCGATGGTGATCGGACAGTTGAAGTTGGTGAGTTCCTCTTCAGCGCCATCCAGCACGCTGGCGCCGGTGACGCCGGCAGCCTTCAGCCGTCCGATGAAGGGAATGTTGATCGTGCGGAACGCCTCGTCCTCACGCTGGAACTTGGTGAGGATGATCCCGCCCTTGTTGATGTCGGAATTCGACATGTAGGGCATGAAGCGCGAGGTGCGCACATATTCCTGGAAATACTTGGTGATCCACACCTGCCGCTCGAGAGCGGTAGCGAGAATGGTTTCGGCCATGAAGGGTCCCTATCGTTTGAAGAGGCTCGCGTGCGCGGCGCCCGGACCAAACTGGATCTCGGGCAGACCCGAGCCGCCCGCATTGGGCGCGGTGGCCAGGGAGCGCGGCGGAGCCGGCTGTTGGGGAAAGCCGCCGGGACCCGGGCCCCGGGCGGCGGAGACGGCGGCCGCTCTGGCCGCTCTCCAGGCTTCGTAGTCGGCGAGGTCCGTCGGGCTGACACGGGCGAGCACCTGCTCGCTCTGCCAGGCCCGGTAGGCTGCCTCGTAGGGGTCCTCGGACGCCAGCATCTGCTGGTTGAAGAAGGGATCGGCGTCGCAGCGGGCGACGGCCCAGTCGTGCAGGGCGGCAATCGACCCTTTGCCGTACTCGCGCTCGGCGAACCGGCGCGAGGCGCGCAGGTTCTGGGCGTAGAGCGCGTGCTCCACCCGCTCGGCCGGCGGCAGCTCGGCGTCCTGCGCCTGCGCCACCGCCTCCCGCTGCAGGGCCTCGTACTCGGCCAGCCGTGCTTCGGCAGCCTGACGCCGCTCCCGCTCGTCCAGCACAGCCGAGAGCGGCACATGGCCAGGCTCGGGTGGCCGGGGCGCCGCGCCGGCGTCGGACGCCAGCTCGCGGCTCGTGAACCGGCCGTCCGGTCCCCGTGCGGGGCCCTCCGGCGCGGCCGATGGAGTCGCGGGCGCCGGCGATGGCGCAGCGGCAGTGTCTTCCGTCCCTCCAGAGAGGAACGCCAGCGTATCTTCGTCCATGGAACTCCCTCGCCCGTTCAGCGGCGGCCTGATCTCGCCCGTTTACCCCCGGCGGCAGGGACTCGCCCGTTGAGCCCGGCGGCGGCTATGGGGCGCCCGCCACGCGGCCGGCGACCATCATTCTGTGATCGCGTCGTCCCGTCAGGACCGCCGGCATCCTGCCGGCTCTTTCTTCTCTTCCTATACTTGCGCGTTGCTAACCCCCCAGACAAAGAGCCGGCGGGACGCCCATAGGCGCTCACCCAAGAAGGTTCACGCGGAGCGCCGGCGCCCTCGCCGGCGTCTTTCCGCTCCACCTGCTTTGGGGGAGGAAGGGGCCAAGTTTACGTGTCACCACCGCCCACGGCGCGTTCCGAAAAGTGGGAACCGGCTTTCGGATCAAACGCGCGTTAAAACAAAGACCTAGAGCAGTGTTCCGATTCCATGGAAACGGAACCTCCTCTAGGATCGGGCGAAGGCCAGCAGCGGCGCGAGGTCTCCGGCGTCGGCCGCTCTCAGCGCCGCCACGTAGGCGGCCCGCGCGTCGCCCACGCTGACCAGATCGCTTTGGCCCCAGCTGAACGGTGGCTGCCCCAACCGCTCGGCCAGCAGGTCGGCCGCCAACCGAGCGTGGCGTCCATTCCCGTTGGGAAACACATGGATCGCGACCAGCTGGTGGTGAAAGTCGATGGCGATCTCGCCAGGGTCACGCGCGCCGTATTCGATCTGTGCGGCAATATTGCCAAGCAGCTGGCGCAGATGCTCGTGCAGCGCCCACCAGTCGGCTCGGCCGATGTTCTTCTCCGAAGTCCGCGGTTGGCCCGCCCAGCGCCAGACATCGCCGTACATGCGCCTGTGCAGGGTCATCAACGCGTCCGGGTTCAGCACGTCGAACCCGCGGCGTCGGGCCCAACGCAGGGCGGCGGCGATGTTGGCGCGTTCAGCCCGATTGAGATCGTCGCGGGTGACGATCCAGGTCGGGATCAAGCCGACCCGCTCCTCCGGCGTGAGGGCCGTGGCGGCTGCGTCGCCACCGAGCAGATCATCGTCGTCAGTCACGCCCGCCGCGCCCAGACCTCGCGCGGGTCCAACTCGTCGGCGATGAAGCGGCGCAGCCGATCATCCTCTTCTTCATCTTCGACGGCCTGGTCTTCGAGCGCCATCGTGTGGTTGAGACGGCCGAGTTCGCGGCGCGCGACCACCCGAGCCGCCTCGTCATAGGTCTCGCGCAGAGTCTTGCGCGGAACCAGGGCGTAGACCACCTCGCAGCCAAGGGCCTCGGCTGCACGCCGCAAGGTGTTGAGCTGGATAGTCCCCTCTGCCTCCGAGACCTCCAGGCGGTTCACCGAGGGCTGGGTGATCCCCATGCGCTCGCCAAGCTGCTCGGCGGTCATGCCCAGGGCGTCACGCACGGCGCGGACCCAGCCCCGCGCCGGGGCGCGGCGGTGAATCGTGGAGTAAGGCGCCAGGACACGATCAAGGGATCGCCGAGCCTCGGCGGCGGCCTGTCGACGATTCATGCTTATGCCTTATGGCCTATGCCCGATCCGTCTCCATATAGATTATAATGCATGCAATTGCCATCTTATAATGCGTACTGGTGCATTTTCATCGGTTACGAGGCTGTGAATTCATGCGCACGCCGGCGCGCCCGAAGCGCCGGCGCTCTCGCCTCGAGTTCCCTAAGACGCGATTTTACACGCTCCCGCTGACCGGCCCCTGCGCCGCCCCCGCCACCTGCGCCCCCGTCGCCGCCTGGGCCTGCTGGGCGTTCGCCAGCTTCAGTTGCGCCTCGAGCGCCGCCGCGGCCCCGTCGTTATGCACCGCATGCGCCTCGCTCAGCGCATTGAGCATGTGGGCCGTGCCCTCGGCCTCGTTGCGCGAGGTCTCGCTCTTCGTCTTGTCCACCTGTGCCTGCGCATGCGCGGCCTGCAGTTGCTGGACCTGGGCTCCCTGGGCCGCCTGCTGCTGGGCGCGCTGATCGATCATGTCGAGGATCGCGCGCTTGTGCTGGATCGGCGACAGCTGAATTAGCTCCTTCAGCGTGATCTGCTGCTGGTAGCCGGGTGAGAGCTTCACCAGGTCGACGATCTGCTGGAAGGCCTCGGCCATCAGGTTGCCGACGTCCTGCTGGGTGTCGACCTCGATATCGACGTCCATCTCCGCCACCGCGTTGTGATAGCCGAGCACCTCGCCGGTCATCGGATGGACCGCAGGTTGGTTGAGGCCGATGAACTTGGGCGCATTCTCGTCGTCGGTGACGCGGATGAACTGCGGCGCGCGCCAGAACTGCTTGGCCCTCGCCCAGCACTGGCGATAGACGCGCAGCTCCCAGTCCTCCAGGGCGCCGTAGAGATTGGCCATCTCCACC